GTTGCTAAAACAGGATTGTTTGACGAATATATTTATCCCGCATATTTTGAAGATGAAGATTATACGGAAAGATTTTACCTTGATGGATTTAAAATACACTTGTTAGAAAACGGTGCTGCAAACACTGGCGGCGTATCTCAAACAATTAAAAGCGATGCAAAATTTCAAAGAATTAATGACAGCGTAAGCCATGAGGCAAATCGTGAGTACTTTAATAGTAAAAAGCAAGCTGGAGATTTTACACCAAAAGGCTGGGACCTTGAAAGAAGAAGAAGAAATGAATGGTTTAGATAATGATACCAGTATTAATTATTCCAGTACTTAATAGATATGACTTGCTTGACCAAGCGTTGTCTTCAATAGATCATTTAATTGGAGATATCTTAATTTTAAATAATGGAAAAGAAGATTATGAGCCAAAAGAAAAAGATTTAAATATAAGGGTGCTAAACTTGCCATCTAATTTAGGAGTTAGTGCTTCTTGGAATTTAGGTATCAAGCTTTATCCCCACGTACCTTATTGGCTTTTTTCTTCAACAGATTTAAAATTTGGAGAAGGGTCTTTAAGAAAGATTGAAGAAGCAGCAAATTCAGGCAACCATGTAAAAACTAATGTATCTTATAGTTGTTTTACTATTGGAGAAGAAATTGTAAAAAAGGTAGGGCTTTTTGACGAATATATCTATCCAGCATACTTTGAAGATAATGATTATGATGATCGAATGGTTCTAGCAGGCCTCAAAGATTCAATGTATTTTCCAGGAATACATATGGAACAACTAGGTGGCGAGCCATCACAAACAATTAATAGTGATAGAAAATTAATGTCAATGAACATGGGGACTTTTTCAAAAAATGGCGAGTACTAGAAACAAAAAACAAACAGAAGATTATTCAGTTAAAGGCTGGGATCTTAAGAGAAGAAGGGAAAATGAATGGCTACGTTAAAAGATTTTTATGAATATGCGGGGGAACCTACAGACTTAGATAAGTTTGAAAGCATTTTTAATGAAACAGGTTCGGATAAATCAACAAGACACAACTATCACGACATATATGCTGCTTTGTTTAAAGATAGAAGCTTAGTGCAAGATATTCTTGAAATTGGAATATACCATGGCGGATCTTTAAGGTCTTGGAAACATCTATTTGCAAAGGCAAATATATTAGGCTTGGATTATGAAACATCTTTTTTCTTTGAAGAAGATAGAATTAAATCTTTATATGTTGATCAAAGAGATATTAAGTCATTCTACAATGTTTATTCACAAACAGATGGCCAGGTTTATGACTTTATAGTTGATGACGGGTGTCACAATCCTGATGAAACATTGCTTACATTTAATGCCGTGCTTCCTTGGCTAAGTATAAATGGATGGTTTATCGTTGAAGATATTAGGCTGGTTGATGAAAATTTATGGCAATCTGTTGTAAACACTTTGCCATCAAACTACAAAGCATTTTTAATTAACATGAATGATATGCGGGATATGGAAAATGATCCACACGGCCTTAAAGACAATATTGTTGTAGCAGTAAAGAGAATATCATGAAAGAGCCAAAGTTTGGTATCATTGCTGTAGACTATGAAAACCATGTGCCAAGACAGGGCATGGTTGATGGTTTGCAATCAATAGCAAATCAAACATACAAAAACTTTGATATAGTTATTTGTCACGATGGTCCTAAAGCAAAGCCATATTCTGAAGAAATAGATTTTGCGGGAATGGGATTAAACCCTCATATAATCAATACTCCTAATTGGAATGGTGAATGGGGGCATTACTCTAGGGATCATGCAATGAGATATGCATATGAGAATATGCCAGACTGCGATTATTATATTCAGTTTAATATAGATAATAAGTTTGAGCCACATGCATTTCAAGTTATTGTCGACAAGATAAAAGAGACGAAATCTGATATAATAATATTTACGGTAAGACATTATAAAGCTGCAGGTGGACACCCATTTAGAGGAATCCCACCAGTTAATTGCAATATTGATGTAATGCAAGTTGTTGCTCATAAAGAAATTTGGGCACAGACTGGATTTTGGTATAGGTATGAAGGAACCAGCGATGGTTTTATATATGAAAAAATGTGTAGCGAAAATAGCTGGGTAAACATAGAAGAGTGTCTAGGAGACAATTACTAATGAAGAGAGTACTACTTACAGGAGCATCAGGCTTTGTTGGAAGCCATGTTTTGCGTCATTTTTTAGTCAACACTGATTGGGAAATAGTTTGTCCAACAACATTTACCCACAAAGGAATTCAAGATAGAATTAGGGTTGCTACAGATGGAATTGAAGATGCCTTTAAGCGTGTAAAGGTTGTTAAGACTGATCTAACAGCACCCGTATCACCTGTTACAGCGGCGGTATGGGGAAGAATTGATTATGTTGTAAACGTTGCAAGTGAGAGTCATGTTAAGCGTAGCATTGATGATCCTGCTAACTTTATTCTCAATAACGTTGCTCTAATATGTCATCTATTAGATTGGGCAAGAACTCAAACTTCTGTTGAAAAGATTGTTCAAGTGTCAACAGATGAGGTTTACGGACCAGCAGAAGCAGGATATGAACATAAGGAGTGGGTAGACCTTCACTTACCAAGTAATCCATACGCTGCATCAAAAGCCGCACAAGAAGATGTTTGCTTTGCTTACTGGAGAACCTATGGACTTCCAATTGCAATCACAAACACAATGAACATTATTGGTGAAACTCAAGATTCAGAAAAGTATGTTCCAATGATTATTAAAAAGATTTTTAACAATGAAGTAGTTACAGTTCACGGAAATGCAGAGACTGGAGAAATTGGAAGTAGATATTTCCTTCATGCTAGAAATCAAGCAGATGGAATATTGCACGTTCTAAAGCAAAAGTTTCCAAAGTACGGTGAAGCACCATTTCCTGAAAAATGGAACATCGTTGGAAAAGATGAATTGACTAACCTAGAAATAGCACAAGCAGTTGCAAAATGTATGAATAGAGAATTAAAATATGAGATAGTTGACTTCAATAGCTCACGACCAGGGCACGATCTTAGGTATGCTCTTAGTGGTGACAAGATGAAGGAGTCTGGCTGGACACCACCCTATTCATTTGAAGAGTCTTTGCAAAAAACTGTTGATTGGACTTTGACACATTCAGAATGGTTGACACTTTAAAATGACAATTACAAATACTAAAATTTCTGGATTCTATGAAATTGATATTCCAGTTCATGTAGATGAGCGTGGATCATTTCAACAATGGTTTACAAAATATATGCATGAAGGTTCTATAGGAAAATTTGAACCAGTTCAAGCAAATACATCAACGTCAAAAAAAGGTGTTATTCGTGGCATTCATTACAGCACTGTAAAAGAAGGTCAGTCCAAATTAGTTATTTGTATTAATGGTAAAGTAAGAGATGTTGCAGTAGATATCAGAAAATGCTCTAAAACTTTTGGTCAACATGATTACATAGAGTTAGAGGCGGGATCTGGAAAGGTTGTATTCATTGAAGAGGGATTAGGTCATTCCTTTGAAGTACTAAGTGAATCAGCAACATTGGTATATCTATTGTCTTCAGTTTATTCACCGTTCTTTGAAAAGGAAATCAATCCAATGGATAAAGATTTAAATATTGATTGGGTTACAAAAGATCCAATACTGTCAGAAAAAGACAGGAACGCAAAAAGCTTTAAGGATTATATCAAAGGATTAAACTAATGTTAAGACCAGTATTTGAAGATACACAAAACTTCAATTGTAAAGACCTATACCTACACTCTGTTAGCGCTCCATCAGGCAATAAAATATTTAATGCCTGCCATGAAATAGCCAGACTGCTGATAGATAAAAATATATCATATGGGGATTCTGCCTTATCTCCAAACAGAATATTTGCTCAATCAGACAATGTTGAACAGCTTAAGGTAAGAATTGATGATAAATTGAATCGTGTAAAGAACAATCAAGGCTTTGCTGGAGATAACGATATTGATGATTTGATTGGTTATTTAATCTTACTTAAAATTGCTGTTGACAAAGACAGGCTAAAAGAGGTATAATTAACTATGCCTACATATATTTATAGATGTATAGATGAGGAAGATCATATCGTTGAAGAAAAAAGAAGTATAGATGATAGGGATCTTCCAATTACCTGCCCATGCGGTTCATATATGTCTAGGGTAGTAATAAATCCAGTAGGCATACAATTTAAAGGGTCAGGTTTTTATAAAACAGATAATGGATAATTCAATAGAACTTGCTGGCCAGTTTGACCAAATGAATACAGTTGTAGAAGAATTGCTTAAAGGCAATACGCCAAATCAAATTGCCAAAAGGCTTGATATAACAAGAGCGCAGGTTGAAAACCATATTAAAACATGGAAAGATTTTATCCATGACAATCAAGCAATACGTGATCGTGCAAAAGAAGCGCTTGCAGGAGCAGATGAGCATTACTCTATGCTTATTAAAGAAGCTTGGGATGTTGTAAATGAAGCAGGAGTTGCTTCAGAACTTAATACTAAAAATTCTGCACTTAAGTTAATTGCAGACATTGAATCAAAAAGAATTGATATGCTTAACAAGGCGGGAGTACTAGAAGATAATTCTATGGCTGACCAGATATTAGAATCAGAAAGAAAGCAAACCGTACTTGTAAACATACTTAGAGATGTTACTTCTAGTTGTGAACATTGTAAGTGGGAAGTAGCAAAAAGACTATCAGAGGTTACTGGCCAAATTGAGGCAGTAGTAATAGACTAATGTCAGACTTTGATGTATTTTTAGATGCACTAAGTGGTGATGAGTTTGAAGAAAGACCAGTCCCCTTAGAAGAATTTGTAACAAGCAAGAAATATCTTGGGCTTCCCCCATTATCTGAGTATCAATATACAATGCTTAAAGCTTCAACACAAATTTATAAACAAGAAACACTCATCAACATTTATGGAGAAGATGAGGGTAGAAAGATATTCAAGCAGACATGCAACGAAGTTATCCTACAATTGGGTAAGGGTTCTGGTAAAGACTATACATCTACAATTGCATGTGCCTATGTTGTATATTTGTTGCTATGTTTAAATGATCCTGCTGTTTATTATGGCAAACCACCAGGAGATGCTATTGATATTATTAACATTGCTATTAACGCTGTTCAGGCTAACCGAGTATTCTTTAAAGGGTTTAACCAGCGTATCGAAAGATCTCCTTGGTTTCAAGGCCGCTATATTGGAAAAGCAAACAGCATTGAGTTTGATAAGTCTGTAACAGTTCACTCAGGTCACTCTCAATCAGAGTCTTGGGAAGGATATAACGTTCTTATTGTTATCCTTGACGAAATTTCAGGCTTTGAATTGGAATCAACATCTGGACACGCACAAGCAAAAACTGCTTCTGCTATTTATAAGATGTACAAAGGCTCTGTTACATCTCGTTTCCCTGACTTTGGAAAAATCCTTTTGCTTTCATTCCCACGCTTTAAAATGGACTACATTCAGCAAAAGTACAACGAAGCTATTGCAGAAAAAGAAATTGTTCTCAGGCATCACAAGTTTAAGGTTGACCCAGAACTTCCAGACGGCATAGATGGAAATGAATTTGAAATTGAATGGGAAGAAGACCATATTGTTTCATACAGGATGCCCAGAACGTTTGCATTAAAAAGACCAACATGGGAAATTAATCCAACAAGGTCCATTGAAGATTTTACAGAAGCTTTCTATACAGATCCAACTGATGCTCTATCTCGTTTTGCATGTATGCCACCAGATGCAACAGATGCGTTTTTTAAAAATAGATCTGTTATTGAAAAGGCTTTTGCTAATCCTAATTTAAATGTAGATTCATATGGAAGATTCCTTGATTTATTTAAGCCAGATCCAGACAAATGGTATTATGTTCACGTTGACCTTGCACAAAAGCATGACCATTGTGCTGTAGCATTAGCACACGTACACAACTGGGTTACTATGAAAATCGGGGACAAGTACAAAGAAGCAGCACCTAGAATTATAGTAGATGCAGTTAGATATTGGACACCTACTGCTTCTAGATCAGTTGATTTTACAGAAGTTAAAGAATATATAATTAGTTTAAGAGAACGTGGATTTAACATTAAGATGGTAACATTTGACCGTTGGAACTCACACGACATGATGCAACAATTAAAGGCTCATGGAATGAACTGCGATACACTTTCTGTTGCTAAAAAGCACTATGAAGATATGTCTCTTTGTATAACGGAAGAGCGTGTAGATGGACCAAGAATTCAGTTGCTTATTGATGAGCTTCTTCAGCTAAGAATAGTCAAAGACAAGGTAGACCACCCTAGAAAGGGGTCTAAGGACCTCTCAGACGCCGTTTGCGGAGCCGTATACAACGCAGTAGCCTTAACACCTAGGGATTTAGATCCAGAGGTTGAGTTGTACACCTATGCGGGTGTTTTTTCAGATGAGATTGATAAGTTAAGGAAAGAATCAGATGAAAGATTAATTAGAAATAGAACAATTAAGATGCCAGATAGACCTGAGATGCCATCAAGTTTGCGGGACTTCCTAGGAATAGAGGAAGACGAAGATGAATTTCCTATTGACAGCATGCGGGTACTCTGATAGAATGACACCTATAACTACTAACAAAGGATAACAATGCTAGCAAATGGCACAATAAAAACAATTGAAGATGATCAAGATATTTATATTTCACTTACATCATTGTGTGAATATTTTACAAAATCAGCAGTAAACATGAATAGAGAAGTTGAAGAATTAGGTACAAATGATCAAAGATATGCACAAGGTCTTTTAGATATGATGCATACAATTGCTGAAGAGATGGTTGAGTTAGGTAAGTTTGAAGCACAAAGAAGAATGATTGATAGCCCTGATGATCTTCTTAGAATGATTGACAAAAACCCATTTGGTAAGATAGAATAAATCTATTGGCCCATAGCTCAGTTGGTAGAGCGTCGAACTGTTAATTCGAATGTCCCAGGATCGAGACCTGGTGGGCCAGCAAATTACAAAACAACTACCAGAAAGAGTATAATATGAATATGACAAAAGAACCTGCAGTAGTAGAAGAAAAACAAGAATATTTTTTGAGTCCATTAAACAGATGCGATCAATGTTTTGCGGAAGCATTGGTGTTGGTAAAAGGTGTAACTGGAGAACTTATGTTCTGTGGTCATCACTACGCAAAGAATGAAGTAGGTCTTATAAAGTTTGCATATGAAATTGTTGATGAACGAGATAAACTAATTGAAAATAAAGCAAAAGGTAAAGATTACTAATACGTAGGGAGCAATAGCTTAGTTGGTTAAAGCCCCGAACTCATAATTCGGTAATCGTAGGTTCAAGTCCTACTTGCTCTACAAGGCTATAAACGACACAACTTAGGATGTTATAGTTACATATACA